TTTGTTTAACTTCATTATCTTTTACATAGTTGTCATTATACCATTTTATAATAATATCTTTGTAATATATAATTATTCCAATAAATATTAAAATAATAAAAAAAAATATACTAAATATATTTAAATAGTTAAATATACTATATTTTTTTATAGGTTCTTCTAAATTATTAAAGTCATTGTTAAAGTCATTATTCAAGTCATTATTCAAGTCATTATTCAAGTCATTATTAATTTTATTATTCAAGTCATTTTTGTAATTTTTATCGTAACTTAAATTTATATTATTTATATGTTTATCTATATTTGAATCATTATTTAGTAATCCATTTTTATTATATAATTCTCCATATTTATTTTTAATTCCTTCTAAATTATTTTCATTATTTTCATTTTTACTATTTTCATTATATTCATTTTTACTATTTTCATTATATTCATTTTTACTATTTTCATTATATTCATTTTTACTATTTTCATTATATTTTATGCTATTGGGGATTACATTATTTTTACTATTTTCATTATATTTTATGCTATTGGTGATTACGTTATTTTTACTATTTTCATTATATTTTATGCTATTGGGGATTACATTATTTTTACTATTTTCATTATATTTTATGCTATTGGGGATTACATTATTTTTTTTATTTTCGTTAATGTTTTTTCTATAGTTTGACATCATTATTATATTTAATGTATATTATATATAGAGTCATATAATTTTTCTTTATCTGTCTTTATGTTTTCGATCCATACTTGTTTTTTTATTAAATCTTTAAATATATTATTCATTTTTAAGTCTATGTTATTTAATATTGTAGTATCTTCAATTAGCTTACAATTATAATTAATATCATCCTTTATTAATATCATTATACAAACATATATAACAGATTTATATTTTTTATTAGATATTCTATTATATTTAATAATAAATAATTCAAATAAAGAATTAATATAATCATTTGAATTAGAAAATGATATAATAATATCCCATAAAAGAAATATTATATTATTATTCTCCTTTATATTTGTTAAATTAGTCCTATTCTCACACATTAATTGTTTTTTATTTTTAACGGATAATACTTCGAATTCTATTATCCAATCAATCCAATAAAACAAATAAATATTATTCTTTGTTTCTTCTAAATGATAAATGAATTCATTAAACGCTATATAATACTCTTTTGGATCATTATTTTTATAGTATTTGGTAACATAATTTACATTAGGTGCTTTTAAATGTTCATAGATGTTTTTTAAATTTATTTTCATTTTCATACTATTAATTGTATTTTCTTTTTTTAAATTACATAATATTATAGTTAAAGTAAAAAATAATTTTCTGATATTGTAATCATTTCTAAGTTCTTTATCATTTTCCAAATTATTCGCAATATCTTTAAATTCATTATATTTTTTATTTAAATAAATAATGAATTTAATATTATTTATATGTATGTATTTACAATAAAACGTAATATAAATATATAAAAGGTCTTTAATGTATAAAGATACCAATAATTCGGATGTATATTTCAATGCTTCATTTGTTCTTTGATAGTATATACTTAATATAAGTTCCTCTATTATATCTTTTTTTTTATAATTCGAAAAGGTTAAAGAGTTGAAAGTTTTACGATTATCTTTTATTATATATTCCATTATAGTTGTATTAAAAAAAAAATAATACAATATTACAAAATGAAATATATTTTATTAATCATATTTATAATTTTATATTTATGTTTTAATAAAAAGGAAGGATTTTCACCCATACATAAATCCAATGTTAGGTTTGATGATAATATTATAGATGATTTTTATGTTGATATATATTATGATATATATGATATAAATTTAAATAATTTAATAGCTAAAAATATAATTAAGATAATAAAAAACAATAATACAAATATATTATGCATTGGTAGTAAAAGTGGGCATATGTTAGAATTATTGTCTAAAGTAAATGTTACAGGTCTCGAAAATAATGATTCATTTATAAATAAATCTAAAAAAATATATAATCATAAGGTGATAAAGGGTAATTACAATAATATAAATTTATTTAATAATAATTTTACACTTATAGTTATACCATTGTTTGTAATACATTTATATAAAGACCTTGATTATTTTTTTAAAATAATGTATAAATGGGTAAAATACAATGGGTATATATCAATTACATATTTAAGTAATTGGGATGATTACGATGTATTATTAAATGATAATCCATCATTTAATGCTAATTATAATATAGAAATAAACGAATATGTTGGTGGTATAATTCTTAAAGAGAAAATAACAAATAAATCTGGTAAAATTAAAAGAAAAAATATATGGAGTTACAATAATATTACATTAGAAAATTTAAAATATAACAGTTCTCTTAAAGATTTTAAATTTATAGAAAATGTTAATATTAAAGGTAATATTAACATATGTACACTACAAAAAATTTAACGGCTATATTTACCGATTGAAGCAAATGAATCTATAATATATATAATAAATATACCTATAAAAAAGAAAAGAATAATTTCTTCTGTTTTTTGTTCTGTTCTTATTTCTTTTTGATTTTCTAAAATTTCTAAAATATTATTTAATTTAGAATTATCATCTAGATTAACGTCTAGATTATCTACATTATTTTTTCCGTATTCGGATGATTTATAAAAATCTGTAAGTATTTCTTTATTATCTTCTTTTAATTTTTTATGAATATCTGAAATATCTGTTTCACTTGGTTGTATTTTACTTTTATTTATATTCTTTCCAAATAAATCGTTTAAATTATGTTTATTTATTTTTTCTTTTTCTATTGGTCTAATTAATAAATTATTTTCTCCATTTTCTACTAAAGCAGCATTTATTGCAAAAGCCATTATTAATTAAACGATATATTTTTTATTATAATTATACTATAAATATGAAAAAGTTTGAAAAAAAAATGTATAAATATTATAAATCTTTAAATGATAATAAAATTTTAACAGGTGTAATTATGATAATTATGAATATTTCATCTAGATATATTACATTTGAATTATCTAAATCACAAGAATATTATTTGAAAAATTTTGTTGGAAAAAAAGTTCTAATCTTTACAGTATTATGGATGGGGACAAGAGACATATTAATATCTTTAATATTGACATTATTTTTTCTTTTATTTTCAGATTATTTATTTAATGATCAAAGTAAATATTGTATTATACCAGACAAATATAGACAAATGAATCAAATGTATGAATTAGACCCATCTTCAAATATAACACAAAAAGAAATTGAAGATGCTTTGCATGTATTAAAAATAGCAAGAAATAAAAAAAAGGATAATTCAGAAATGGATGATATATTATTTAAGGAAAATTTTATTTAGTATTCTAATATAATGATAAGAATAAATTTAAATATTATACAGGATTTAAATATATTATTAGGAACATATTATTACAAAGACAATATTAAATTTAATAATAATAAAAGAATATTAAGAGAATATTATGATGGTAAAGAATCAGAAGTTATAAATGAATTAAAAAAAGTTAAAGATTTAATGATATATAAAAATTCTTATACAATAAATAACAAAACAGCTGACGAAATTTACAATACACGTTATAATGTTGATGTAGTAAAATATAAAAATAGGGAAGATATAATTGACAACTATATGGATATAATAAATACTATAATAAATAAAGAAAGTAAAGAAAGTAAAAATAGTATTATTTATATAAATATTATATCATATGAAGAAAATATAATTTATGGAAAAAGTCAAAAAATAATAACTAAAAATATAGTAAACGATATTTACAAAAATATATCAAGCTATGCAAATGTAACTGTAAATTTAAAATACAAAATGATTGATCCTAAATATTTAAATGATAATTTAAAATACTTTTATGATGTATATAAAGATAAATATATAAATACAATAAATTATAATAAGGTTTTAATATTATATAATTATAATTTTATAAATGATTCATATTACAAAATAAGTGAAAAAAATATATACAAAATAAAAGGTAATGTAGGTAATGTAGGTAAGCTAAAACCTACGGATAACCCAAAAATATATAATTTCTATGACGGAAAAAAAAATTATATAATGGAAATAACAAAAACATATGGTTCTATAAATTTAAAATATAAAATGGGAATAAATAGTAATGAAAAAGAAGGTGAAATTGAAAAAGAAGGAGAATTAGAATTATTTGAAAAGGAAGATAAATATAGACGTATTAAAAGTATTAATTTTAAAGGAAATAATAAAGAAACTATATTTTATATTCCTAAAAATAATAAATTAAATACTAATAAAATAAATAAAGAAATAAAAGATAAAAAATTAAAAGGGTTAGATATATTTAATTTAAAAAATATGAAGATTTTAACTAATTATGACTTAAAAAATGAGAAAAATACAAAAACATTAAGTAATACTAATATTAATGAAATTGTGAAACTAATAGATAATAATAAAATTTTTAAAAGTAGTGTAAAATTAACGGAGAGAGAATTTAATTACAAATTAATAAGTTCTAAAATAATTAAAAGAGAGGATTTAAAAGAAGAAATAAAGGAAAATATAAAGGAAAATGGAGATATAAAGGAAAATGGAGATATAAAGGACAAAATAAATAATTATGATTATGTATTATTAATAACTTTGGAATTATTTGAAAAAAATGATAAAGATACAGGAACAAAATTCTTTACTCGTTGTAGAAATACATTAAAACAAATTGAAAAAAATATATTTTCATTAAAATTAAACACAAGAAAAATAATAAGATAATGTAAAAATGGATAATGTAAAAATTGATAATAATAAAATATTATTATAAATTTAATGATAAGAACTTTAAAAGTATATACAAAATTGAGTATAAGGTATTTATTAAGAAGTAAAATTAAATTAACTGTTAAAACAATAGAAATTGTTGACGATAAAATATCAAATGAAATATTATCATATTTGAAATATAATAATATAACAAACGATTCATTTAATTCATATTTTTACATAATATTATATGAAATATTTTATTTAAGTATATTGTTAAATATAAAAGATAAGAAGGAACATAAAGAAATTATAAATACAAGTATACAAACAATTATAGTTTATTGTGTGGTTAAATCAGTTATTATAACACCTTGTATAAATATATACCATTCTATATTATAAATTCTATAGCATAATTATAAAATTTACGTATTTGAAACATAGTAATATCTAATATGTCTTCATATATATTGTTATTTATAGACCATTCTATAAATAATGTATTTACATCAACGTTCAATCTTAATAATTCTACTACAAAATATGAATTATAATTTTTTATGATATTTAATAATATTTTTTTATTTTTTGATATTATAGGTAAGTAACTTATTATATATAATTTTATATCATAAGGTAAATTATCCATTTATTTACTAAGATTAAAATATTTAAATATTAATATTTATTTAAAATACTCGATAAAGAAAGAATTGCTAAATCAATATGTTCTAAATTTTTATTAGATTCTTCAAGAGTATTTTGCAAGTCTATATTATTTTTCATAATTAATTCTAATTCTATTCTTTTAGAATTTATTAAATTTTTAATTTCGTCTTCTTCCTTTTCTAGAACAATTATGTTATTATTTAACTCGCCAATATTTTTTTCTTGATCTTTTATTTTAAAATTTAATTCAAAAATTTTTTCTTTTAGTTCTTCATAATTAGCATTAGTATTATCGAATTTAGACATTTTAATATATTAATAAATTAAAATTAGACTGCTAACGAAATAGTATTTTTATCACTTTTTTTTTTCTTTTTACTAATAGAAGGCGTATTTGAAGAAATACTCATATTATCAACCTCTTCTATGCTTATAGTACTTTCATTTTTGTCTTCAACATTAATTTTTTTATTTAAATTATTTAAAATATTGTTAATATTTTCGGGTCCTTTCATTTCATCTCTAAAATCAGAAGGTCCTGAACTTTTTGGTTCATCGGAATGACTCATACCAAAATCATTCATAAAATTACTCAATCCTGGATTAGTATTACCCATTGAATTAACAGCGGCTTTGGTAAAATTATTCATAAGGTCTGGATTTTGTCTCATAATATCGTCCATACCTGGAATAGCAGATTTAAACATAGTATTAGTCATATGTATCATCATAGCAGAAGAGGCTAATTGGAAAACTAATTTAACCTCAGGGGCCATTTTAGCTTTTGATTTATATTTATGATGTAATTCTTGAAATATATCGTCATAATCTTCTATGTTTTCATTTATTTGTTCTGACCATCCATCTAATTTAATATCAAATGGGTCCATTTTATTATTTAAGAATTCGATACCTGTTATGAATGTTGTTAAAACTTTTCCTTGAAATTTTACACTATTTATTCTTTCTTTTTCTGAAATAATTGTTTCATATTCTCCTTTCATTTCATCTAATGATGAATCCATTGTATATTTTTTTGATACATTTGCACCCTTACTTTCTAAAAGTTCTAATTTTCTCAATAGATCAAATTTTTCTTTTAAAAAGTCTTCCTTTTTTTTATATTCTACATTAGAACTTTCATTTTCTATATTAATTTCATCTAATTTCTTGAAATTAAACGTTTCTGTTTCTCTATAATTAGATGTGCTTTTTCCTATTGTAGGTTCTTCTACTTTTCCTAAATCATTAAATTCTTCGAGTTCCTTTTCTAAAGAAATATCTTTATAATCGGGTTTTACTTTATCGTTCATTAAAAATTCTATACCGCTGCTTTCTGTACCGTCTATATTGAAAGTATCCTCATCCATAGTTTTAACATTTAAATCAATAATTTCCTCCATAATATAATTAATATATATGTTTTTACTTTATATTAATCGCATTAATATTTATTTAATGCATCAATTAATTGTAAAAAACAATCAGCAAGATCGTCTTTTTTTTTATGTTTTAAAAAAAAATCATTATAAGTAGGATATTTTTCGTTAATTTGTTCCTTTGTTATTTCTATACTAAATTTTTTTCTTTCAGAATAGGTAGTTTTACAAGGTAATCCATAATATTTTAATTTATTACTAGCATTCCAATAATATATATTTTTATACCCGTTATTAATAAAATACATTGTAATCATTGATTGTACACTTTTCATTCTAATTGCATTTCTTCCTATTTGGTTCTCAATAATAATAATATCAAATTTATAATTATTAAAAATTTCCATAAACCTATTACACATGACTATTCCAATATCTATTAAATTTACCTTATTACAATTAACGTCTTTATTACATAATTCAATTATATCCCATTCGATTATATTGTTTACATCAGAGTCATAAATAATGAAAGCAAGGTTTTTTATACCTACATCTATACTTAAATATAACATAAATATATATTAATATATATATTTATGCTTTAATAATTATTAAATAAAAAGATTATTAATTTGTTCTATTATTTTATAGTAAATATTATTAAAATCTTGTTTATTATCAATAGTTATTTTTGGTTTAATATTATTGTTGAAAATAAGAGTATCGTTTTCAATAATTTTAATTTGAAAATTTTTATTTATTATATTTACAGAATTATCCGTTAAATATTTACGATATGATGAATTATTCATATAATATATTAGAATATTATAATCCCATATCAACAATTAAAGATTTTTTCCCATATATTAGAGATAATAACTGATGTTTTTTCATTTTTGTAGAATATTTAATACCCTTTTCATTCAAAATATCTCTTAATTCTTTTATATTTTTTTTATTATATTCTCCTTCAATATCATTTTCTCCTTCAATATCATTTTCTCCTTCAATATCATTTTCAGCAGATATTCTATTATTAGTTCTTAATATTCCTAATTCGTCGTCGTCTTCGTCGACAACTTCATCATCAGCTTCATCGACAACTTTTACTTCATCATCAGCTTCATCGACAAGTTTTACTTCAGTAACTTCATCGACAACTTTTACTTCATCCACAACTTCATCTACAACTTTTACTACATCGACAACTTCATCCACAACTTCATCTACAACTTTTACTACATCGACAACTTTTACTACATCATCTTTTTCAGTAACTTCGATAATATTTTCATCAATATAGTCTTTAATTATGTTAGAAGATTTATAACTTTTTTCACTTATTTCTTCATTATTAAATATATTAGTTACATTGTCAGTTGTGCTCGTTTCGGAACCGCTATCTGAAACAGACTCTCCATCGGATAAAAATTCTTCTATTTCACAATGGAAATTTTTATCATCATTTTTATCATCCTTTTTATCAAAATTTTTATTACCTTCTTCAATTGTATTTATTTTTTCTAGAAGTTCATATATAATTTTTGCTTGTTCATTTTGAGATTCTTCTAAATTTTCATATTTTCGTTTAAAGTAATAACATATTAAACTTATTAATAATAAATTTATAATCAATCCCGTAAAAAAACTACTTATATCTAATAAACCCATTATAGATATAATATAATAATCTTTATATATGTTTTAAACGAAATTAAAGATTAAAAAGATAATCAGGGTATTCCAAATCTTTTAATATTTGTTTCCCACCATTAACGTGTGATATACCCGGTTCTATTAAATAGTTATAATTAATTACATCATTTTCGATTAAAACATTCATTTTATAATTTTTTATATTTTTATATTTTTTATTATTTTCAAAATATTTACATACATCAATATAATGAGTTGTTAAAATAAAATCAAGATTTTTGAATTGAGACAATCCTTTTAGGTAAATCTCAGCACATAACGTTGCGTCTAAAGGATTTGTTCCTGAATAAATTTCATCAAAAATACAAAAATGTTTTTTTTCATTATTTTTTGTAATATATTCTAATATATCTTTACAACGCCTAGCTTCTGCTTGAAATAAACTATCTCTATCAGAAGTATCAGGAATATTTAAATATGAATGAAAATAATCATATATTTTAATATTAGCACTTTTATAACATCCAAAACCAAATTGTTGGCTCATAATAATATTCATAAGTAATGATTTTATTATAGTGGTTTTACCTGAAGCATTTGGTCCAGTAAGAATAATATTATTATTTATTTTTAAGTCATTTTTAACCATTTCTGTATTGATGTGTGGTAAATAATACATTTTTTCAATTGATGTATCATTTTTGTATCTACATTTATTCAATTGTTTATTTATTACAAATTGTTTCAATGTAATAACATCATTATTAAATGTATTTAATTTATTTATGTATTCAATCGAATCATGATATATTTTATTATGGTATAATTCGTGATAAACGGTCATTATAAGACCAATTTGTGTAATACGACTTAAAGTATTTTCATAAGGTAATATTAGACTAAACTTTTTTAGTATATCATTAAATGTATTTTTTATATTTAAATTTGAAGAATAAAACTGGGAATATTTAGAAAATTCTTTACAATTATTATTAACATTGTCTATTAATGATATTGATTTATTACAAAAAGTTCTATAATTATTTATAAAATTACCTATATGATTAATATTTTTGTAGAACGATATACAAGATATAGTATTTTGATATATTTGAAAAAAGTAAAACAATATACTCATAATTCCTGATATTTTTTGATTATAATTAACATCCTTATCAAAAATTTTAAACATGCTATGATTTGAAACTAAGTCACGTATTAATTCTACATATTTATCTATTTCTATTGGAACATTTTTTAATTTTAATACAAAAAAAGGGACAATAAATACAAATATAGGACTACATAACGATAATATAGGTGATGAAATATTATAATAACTTAAAAATTGCATGAATATAACAGATGAATTTAAATATTTAATTCTTTCAAAATTTATGTATTGATATTTATCTAAAAAATTTTTTTCGTTTATAAAATTACTATGAATATTATAAAACTCTTTTATATCATACTCGTTGCTTTTATATTTTAATGTGAGCTTTTGTGTTTGTTTCAAAAATGATTTATCTATACTATAATATTTCCCCCATTCTTCGTTTAATATTGAGTCTTTAAAAATATTACTATATGATTTATATATTTCTAAATCTTGTATAATAGTATCATTTAATATTTTATTTTTAACATATTGTATAGGTAATTTAAACTCACAATCCATTAATAAAATATATTAATAAAATAACATAAAATATACGAATAATTAACATTATATTAACTATAATTTAAATATTCAACAGATATATATATATGAACTATTCATACGACGATGTTATTTTATTATATAAAATAATTAATAATGTTATACCAGATGATACAAAAAAAAAAATAGACGATATAAAAAAAACATTATTTATAGAAAATAATATAAAAAAAACAATAATAAATAAACCTAAAGATAATTACGCAATAACTTGTAAATTACTTAATAAAATAACAGAAAAAAATTATGATAGACTTAAAATAGAATTATTTGAATTAATCGTTAAATTAGACAATTCTGATATAGATAATATAACAAATCTAATATTTAATATTGCAAGTTCAAATAAGTTTTACTCAAATTTATTTTCTAAATTATATAAAGAACTGATCGATAAAAATAGAAGTTTTTATTATGTATTTGAAGATAATTTTTTATTATATACAAATAAATTAAAAAATATAGAATACGTAGATTCTAATATTGATTATGATAAATATTGCGAATACGTAAAAAAAATATCGGAATTAAAATCTGGGTTATTATTTTTCACAAATTTAATAAAATATAATATATGTAGAATCGATAATATTATAAATTTATGTATAGATTTAATTGAAATATACAATAAAGAGATTGAAAAAAACAACGAAGAATATAAAACTGAAATATTAGAAAGTATATTTATAATAATAAAAGAAACATATGAATATTTGATATTTAATCATAATTGGGAATATATATATAAATTTATTATTAATATAAAAGATAATTCAAGTAAGAAAATACATTTTAGATGTTTAGACATTTTAGATTTTATAAATTCTAACTAGATATTAATAATATTAATATATATATTATGGATTATGATAAAAATTCTGAACTTATACCATTTAAATTAACAAATAAAAAATATTATACAAATTTACATTTTGGTAATGATGATATCCAATATTTTAATAAGGATGAAAATAAAATTTTAAATATAAACTTGTATAAAATAAAAATATTTGGTATAAATGAAGATGGTATAGATTTATGTATTACTATAGATAACTATCATAAAATAGAAGAACATTATTATTTTTATATATATATAGTTAAACACGGTGTAATTCAAAGTAAATTAGGGATTTATGAAAGTATGAATAATAATATAAATAATTTAGAAGATTTGGACCCCGGATTTATTATTTTTTTTAAATATTATTATGATAATAAATCTGAATTAATAGAATATAAACAATCATTAGACACGTATATTATAGAAGTATTAAGCGGTAAAGGTTTGAATGATCAAGAAAGAAAAGGTAATAAAACAAAAATTTATAATATAATAAAAAAAAATGAAATTTTTTTAAAAGATGTTGATAAAGATAAAATTAAGGATAAAACACAAATACTAAAAACAATAATATCGAAAATTCATAATTATAAAAATTTAAATGAATTATTAGAATTATTTCATAAATCCTATAATAGAGAAGATATATTAACAGCTATATTTTCTTCTGAAAAGGAGTATATACATTTCGATATGTTAATGAAATATGAAAAAATAAAAACAGAAATTTACATGGATATAGTAGTTTCGAATAAAACTAATAATTTAAATAATGAATTTAATAAAAATCAAGGTGAAGAAGTTAAAGAAGGTGAAGAAGGACAAGAAGTTAAAGAAGGTGAAGAATTTAAAGAAGGTGAAGAAGGTGAAGAATTTAAAGAAGGTGAAGAATTTAAAGAAGGTGAAGAAGGACAAGAAGGTGAAGAAGGTGAAGAATTTAAAGAAGGTGAAGAAGGACAAGAAGGTGAAGAAGACGAAGAAGGTGAAGAAGGTGAAGAAGGTGAAGAATTTAAAGAAGACGAAGAAGACGAAGAAGACGAAGAAGACGAAGAAGGTGAAGAAGGTGAAGAATTTAAAGAAGACGAAGAAGACGAAGAAGAAAATTCTAATGAAAATTCCAATGAAAATTCTAATGAAAATTCTAATGAAAATTCCAATGAAAATTCTAATGAAAATTCTAATGAAAATTCCAATGAAAATTCTAATGAAAATTCTAATGAAAATTCTAATGAAAATATACAACTTGAAAACAATAAAGAAAGTAAAGAAATAATTTAATATGATAATTTAAAACAAAATAATATTTATATATAATTTATAAAATATACTAAAATATGAAATTTATTTTAAGCAACAGAAAATATGCAAATCATAGAATACGGGAAAAATATCTTCCTAAAAATTATATAAATATTATTAAATATTATTCATTCTCTTTTTATTTTTAGAAGCTAATATCATACATTGTTTGTAAGATAATTTTGGATTTTCTTTTTGTATTATTTTTACAAACATTACCCATTTATTGGTTTTATTTTTTTTATTGGTTTTATTGGTTTTATTGGTTTTATTGGTTTTATTGGTTTTATTGGTTTTATTGGTTTTCTTTTTATTATTGGTTTTTTCAGAATTTTTCATATATACTATAATAATATAATTTATAAAAGATTAAATATTTAGATAATATAATGTCTTTCTTAATAGAAAACCTTTTATTACCTTATATGAAAGATAATATATTTATATTAATAATATATACAATAGTGGTTCTAATAACTTATACAATCGGTAGTATCGGAATATCTAAATCATTTACTCATTTTTTAAATTCTAAATACAATAAAAATGATAAATTTTTAAAAGATATATATAACGTTATAAAGTGTAGGAGTATGATGGGGTGGGTATATATAATAATTATTTTATCATTAACATATTCTATTTTTATTAATTTAAAATATTATATACAATCATATATAGTATTAGATATAATAACCATTACAAAGAATTTAGTTGTATTAAATATTTTTAAACAATTAACCGAAAAATATAAAGAAATAGAAGAATCTGATATTGTATGGTTAGTTACTGCTTCTTATTGGGCTACAAGAATATTTCTTATATATATATTTGAGAGTGTTCTACCTTTTATTGTAACATTTATTATCATACTAATATTTTTTAGTTATAAAAATGTATATTTATTATTACTTTCTGTGATACATATTATCATCATAATTCTATATATATATTTGAATTTTAATAAAACTGTTAATCTAATAGAGATACAAGATAAAAATCACAGGAGTAATATGAATATATTAGGAGATAAAGTAAAAAATATATTAAATATAATTTTTGACAATACTCTAAATGATGAAGTAGAATATATGAAAGATACTCATTTAATTTATACAGAATCTGCCAAAAAATTATTAAATAATAATAATAAAATATTATCCATAAGTAATTTGTTAAATTATATGTATGTAATATTCATTTTCATTTTCATATACATAAATAACGGATATATGAGAACTGAAAATATCACGATTATAGTTATGATGTTAATTATATATATAAGTATTGTAAATAATTTCATAAAAGAAACAATAGACGTTTCGTTATATATTTATAAAATTAAAGCGTTAGATGAATTATTAACCAAAGAAGAAACAAGTACTTGTGAAAATATAAATAAATTTTATAAAATAAAATTAATAAATGTATATTTTAAATATGAAAATAAATATGTATTAAATAATTTAAATATAACTTTTGAACCGAAAAAAATAAATGTAATAATGGGTAAATCAGGTTCAGGAAAAACTACATTAATGAAATTATTGATAAAAATGTATAACGTAGATAAAGGAGATATATATTTAGACGACCACAATATAAATGATATATGTATAAATGATATTAGAAATAATATATATTATGTAAACCAAAGAACAATATTATTTAACAAAACAATAATGTATAATATGAAATATGGAAATAATTATACAGATAATAAAATAATAGAAATATTAGAAGAATATAAATTAATAGATTATTTTAATTTAATTGATAAAGGATTATATTCAAAAACAGGTGTGAATGGTTCTAAAATATCTCTAGGTATGCAAAAAATTATAATGATTATAAGAGGAATATTAAAAGAAAATAAAACAATATTAATATTCGATGAACCACTAACTAGTTTAGATATAATAACAAGAAAGAAGATAGTTAGATTAATAACAGAAAAAACAAAAGATAAAACAGTAATAATAATAAGTCATGATAAAGAAATAATACCTCATGCCGATAATATAATACATTTAACATAGATTACCATTTAGATTTTCTAACATTTATCTTCGGTCCTGCTTTTTTTTTATAATTATCTGGATTATATTCTTCATTCTCGTCATCAGAACCTAAGTTTTTAGACATTTCCCAAAAATCCTTAGAACATAATTTAAAATCATTTCTTTTTTGTGCTTTATACCAAAATATTTGTTCTTGTAATTTATTAGATTTAACATTATTATCAATAACTAAACATTCATAATTTTCAGTACATTGATCCATAACCTGACAGAAAGATTCAAATGTAGGAAACATACCAGCATAGTTTTCGTATATTCTTTTACGATTAGCTATATATGGTTCTCTTAAAATAAATACATAATCAATATTTGTTCTTAAAGTTGGAGGAATACCAAGTGGATATTGCATAGTTATTATCAACATGACTTTCCAATGTCTACCATTCATAAATAATAATCTCATCATTTTATCTCTTGACCAAGAATTATCATATAAACAATCATCTAATATTACAAATGATCTAGCATCTATCTTAGATTTTTTATAAATTTCAATTTGTTTATTTACTTGTTTAATTACAACTTTTTGTCTTTTTAAAATATTTTCTATTATACTTGTTTTATATTCATCATGTATGAATAATTTAGGAACATGTTCAGAATAAAAACCGTTTCCTGCTTCTGTTCCTGATATTACTGTTCCTATTGGTATATCGACATGATGAAAAAGTAAATCGCGAACTAAGAAACTTTTTCCAGTATCTCTTCTTCCAATTAAAACAATAACAGGTCCTTTATTTTCATCTTTTTTGAAGGAAATCGAGTTCATACTAAATTTTTTTAATTCTAAACTCATATATTAATTATAATTATATAAAGACCTTTTTTAAAACGAATTAGTTTAAACCATAATAAAAACTTTAATATTATAAAATATTATGGATGAAATAATTATACAAGAAGAAAAATACAATCCAATATTTGATAAATTTAATATTAACTATAAACCATTAGTTAAAAGATATATTAATAACAATACTTATAATGATTTTGAATTTGAAGATAATGAATGTGAAACTAAAAGTTGTTTTATTAAGTATATTCCTTTAATTGATTATGTTAAACTTCTTACAGGTAAATATAAAAAGTATAATATAAATATTCTTCCAGAAAAGAATAATACCAATGTAAATATATATCAACAATATATAAATTCTATACATAACTATTCTTATGTAGATAGTTTCTTTTATTTATTAACAAGTAAATTAAAAAAATACGGATTCAATCATTCTTTAGATGTTTATGATATGGAAATAATTTTAAAAAATAATTGTGAGATTGATATATCTGAAGATTATGAATACTTATGTGATAATAATTATTTTAATGATAGTGTGGGAAAAATATTTAATTTTAAAAATGAAGAAATTAGGAAGTATTTTGGTTATAAAGAACCTTTAAATATAAGTGAAGATTCTATTAATCTTACTTATGAAGTTATTGATACATCTTGCGTATTGTTGGACGTTTCTGATAATAGCGAAATTACAAATATTTACATAAAAAAAGATAAAAGTAAAGAAGAAAGTGACGAAGAAAGTGACGAAGAAAGTGACGAAGAAAGTGACGAAGAAAGTGACGAAGAAAGCGACGAAGAAAGTGGCGAAGAAAGTGACGAAGAAAGTGACGAAGAAAGTGAAGAAGAAAGTGACGAAGAAAGCGACGAAGAAAGTGACGAAGAAAGTGACGAAGAAAGTTATGAAGACACCGAAAGTATAGAAGATTTAATAATAATTATAGATAAATTACCTTGTCAAAAAATCGCATTGGAGAAATGTGTTAATACTTTAGATTATTTATTTGATAATAATATCGATGTAAAAGAATTAACAAGTGCTATGTTTCAGATAATAATTACATTAGACGTTTATCAAAGTATTTTTAAATTTACACACAATGATTTACACACAAATAATATAATGTTTATTAACACAAATATAGAATATTTATATTATAAAATAAATAATAAATATTATAAAGTTCCGACATATGGGAAAATTTATAAAATAATAGATTTTGGAAGATCTATATATGAATATAAAGGCGAAAGATTATGTAGCGATAGTTTTTCAAGCAATGGAACTGCTTATGGACAATATAACTGCGAACCATTTTATAATCAAAATAAAAATAAAATAGAACCAAATTATGGTTTTGATTTATGTAGATTAGCTTGTTCTATTTTTGATTTCATAGTAGATGATTATAATGAAATAGAAAAATATAGGAATATTCCAGTTTATAAAATGATAATTGATTGGTTATACGACGATAGTGGTAAAAATATTCTATATAAAGATAATGGAGATGAAAGATACCCCGATTTTAAATTATATAAAATGATAGCAAGAACAACTCATAACCATTTACCGAGTAAACAATATATAAATGAATGTTTTAATGATTATAATGTTGAAACATTAGAAACATATTTAAATATTGACGAATTAATTAAAACGACGGTTGACTTGTAAATATTTCAGTTTTTACGTCTTGTTTTTTTAAATATAAATTATGTAAATATAATGTTACAAATGATATTATAAATATAAAAAATATTTCTCTTATAGTATTTTTATTGAAATTTGCATCTTTAGATGGGTTTTGTTTATTTATAATTTGTTTATAAATAAAGAAAATTGTTGAAATAATAAAGGATATATAAATATAATGATAATTCATAATATTTATATAAATATAAAATATTTTATTTTTTAACTAAAACATTTACAATTCTTCTATATCTAGAATAAAATCATTATCGTTATTAATTTCTTCTCCTATATTAATTTGATTATCTGTAATAGAAGGGTCCCACGATAATTTTAATTCTTGGTTATTATTTTTAGTTTCAAAATCTTCATCGTCTAAAGAATTAATCTCTTCTATTTTATATTCTTTTTTTTTTACTAAACTATCTTCTATTGGTTTTAAATTTATTGGTTCAAACTCTTCACAAGAAGATTTTGAATAATCTTTTTCTATATTATATTCAATATCCTTTTCTGATTCAATATCCTTGTCTGATTCAATATCCTTGTCTGATTCAATACCTTTATCTGAGTCAATATGTTTTTCAATATGTTTGCCAACATCTTTTTCTGAGGAAATAACTGAAGCAATCTCAGAGTCAATATCTTTATCAGAGACAATATCTTCAACTTTATTCTCTATTTTTTTATTTTCAATAATACTTTCAATATTTTTTACATCTATTTCCTGTGTTTCGTCAATATATTTTCTTAATAATTCTTCAATTGGTAGGTTGTCTCTTATTGTATTCATAATACATGTTTGAACTAATAATTCAAATTCCCTATTTCTCTTTTGTTGTTCTAAAGGAGGAATATCAATTTCAAAAAGATATATATTAGAATATAATTTTCTAGCAATATTAATATAGACTTTATGTATAAATAAAGATATGTCTGGTATGTTTATTTCTATTTTTTTTGGTTCAGAACTTACATTTACGCAAGAAAGTATTTTTAATTGAGTAATATGTACACAAGTAATTAAATCTTCAAGGTATGGGCATCTACTTGTATTTACAATTCGTTTTTGTTCAGTATCAATTATAGTTTGATTCCAGTTAGGAATACGAGAAAGTAAATTCTGGTAAGTCATTAAATATTTATCAACTTCATCATTTTTCTCACATATTTCTAAAGCTTCATTAAATATTGATCTAAAACCCACTATTATATGACAAGTTATATTATTAATCAAAAGTATAGACCATTCGTTTTTAGAATCATTGAGTATATTTGTGCTATAATCATCCATAAATAATAAATAACTATATTTCTATTTTTTTATTATTACGAAAAGAATAAATTAAATGTAACATAATAAATTTTTCATTTTTTAAAATATTTTTAAACCTGTCATAGTAAAATTCTAGTTCAATAAAATTAATAACTTTATTTTTTAGATATTGAAGTAATATATCAGCATATATTCCTTGAATATATAATTCGTTGACACAATCTATTATATCCAAATTATTAGTTAATATATTTTTAATTTTATTATATGGAATAATACCGTTTATATATTCGTTTTCCTCTTTATAAATATGTATAAATCTAGAAATTATAGGTTTTAATAATTTATCTTTATCGCGAGTTATAATAATAAATCTTGTATTATGACTGTAAATTTCAATTATACGTCTAAGCAAATATTGAGAATCAATAGTTAAATATTCAGCGTCATATAATAAAACGCATTTAAATTTAATATTTACAGGTAATTGAAACTTTACAAATGATACAATTTCTTCTCTTATATTTTTAATACCTTTATTTATAGCACAATTAAATACAAGAATATATTCATTTTTAGTGATTTTAAGAATTTCTTCCTTAATATTATTATTTTCTATATTACCGTAAAATAAAAGATGAGGTATATTTCCTTTAAATATTTCAATTGACATTTATAAATTAATTAATATAATATTAAATTATATTATTATTATATTATGAATTTAGAAAAAATTAAATTATATGAACAAAAAACATTGACAAGTAAAATGTTAAAAGAATCAATGAATATATGTTATAATAATTTATGTTTTTCAACATTTCCTTATATTGAGGCAAAAATTAAAACATCAAAAGAGGCAATTATAAAAAATAGTTCTGGTAATTGTATAGCTATGTCAGAATTTATTAAATTATATTTAAAGAATAATTATAATATAAATAGTCATATTATAATTTCAAAATGTCCAATACAATTTAAAACACAAGGTCAATCAATAATTTGTCATTGTGCGTTATTAATACCTAAAACAAAAAAATCATTTTATATTATAGATTGTGCGTTTTTTATAAATGACCCTTTATATATAGAAATATATGATAAAAAAATTTATGAAGGTAAAATGACAGATATATATAGAAATATAGAAAATCAGATGTTTTATAGTTACAAAAAAACGGATGATTTCGGAGTTTTAAAAAATAGTTTTTCGTGTAATTGTGAATGTGGTGATTTAAAATGGAGTTATTATTTAAATGAGATACATAATCCTGACGTAACAATAGGTAACGAATTTCATTTAGTAAGAAATACACCTTTTTTGATTAAAACTAAAATAATAAATGGTAAGATTATTAAAGTAGTTAAAATAAAAAAAGAAGGAGACAATATTACAATTATAAGGAATAATATAATTAATATTTATAATATAAATAAAATACCTTATAATGAATTGGTCGAAATAAAAAAATTATACAAATATTTACGCAATACTATTTAAAGAATGTGTATAAGGGTTTTGTTTAAAAGCAGAAACCAACGTTTCATCTATATTTGTATTATAATCATAATGTTGTGGATTTTTAGTTCTTTCGCCTAGAATTTGTGTAGAATTGTTAGATTTATGTATAACATTTTCTCTATCTACTTCTTTTTCTCTACCAGTTATATTAACATTTATATTAGAATTAAACATTTTCATATTTCCCGAAGGTGTTCTATTTACAACGGTTTTATCTATATTTGGAGTTGTATAGTTATTTTCATATTTATTTATTATATTTATTCCTCTTGCGTTACCAATATAAGAGTTATTTGTGCTTTGTCTTTGTGTATCCGTTAAATACGGATTTGAAATTATATAAGCATTAGAAGATTGTTTTTGTAAATTCATATGATTTAAACTTTCGGATGTCATTTGTCTGTTAGTAGTAGGTAATTTTTCATCATATAATTTATAATCCATAGGTTTTTTTACATTAGAATTAATATTTCCTATTGGATTAGGATTATTAACTATTTTTTTTGTTGGTTTCAAAGAATTCATAATTGGAGATATAACATTAGAAAAAACTTGACCCTTAATATTGCCAAAATAATCGGATTGGGTAGTATTTCTATTATTATTTAATAGATTATATCCTTCTTTGCCGTAATTTTCTTTAATAGATATGTTTGAACCAACCGAAGATACGTTTAAAAATGGTGTAGATGGTAATTGTTTTTTATGTGTTTTATTTTCTAAATTATTAATATAAGTAATATTTTCACTTTTTCTTGCTCCAAAATAAGAAACATTTGTTTCATCTCTATTTTCAACAGTTAACATTTGTTCAGGTTTTTGTATTTCTTTATTTAATCCATAAGCAGGTCCAAAAGATTCAATATTATTATTTACATGAAACGTATCAACACTTTGTTTAGTTATTTTTCCTAAATTTCCATATTGATTACCTGGATTGTATGCAGGTGATTTATAATTTTGTTCATACTCTCCTTTTGGATTATTAGTTGTTCTTAATTCATTAACAGTTTTAGGCATTATTTTGTCTCTACTTTCCACAAATGATTTAATATCGGTTGTAGCAGGTGAATCCTTTATTTCTTCCCAGGGTTTTGTATTTGCAAACCGGTTAGATTCATTCACTCTTGATTGGTAAAAATCGTTACTATTCTGACTACCCCAAACATTTTGTGTATTATTTTGAGGTTTAAATAATTGTGATGTTTCTTCTTTTTCAATTTGTTGGCTACCTGTGCCTGTATGATTATCTAATATACCTTCGAAATTATTATATTTACCATTATCGTAACCATTTGATTTATTATTATAAAAATGAACCATGTTGTTATGTGTTACAACTTCTTTATTAGGGTTATTAAATTTATCCTTACTATTTTGTAATTTATTGTCAATTTTCATATTCAATTCTGTTTTAAGTAAATTTGGCTTTACTTCGTTTGTTTCTTCAACAAACCCTTCATTTTTTTTATTAGATAATATATAAGCTCCTCCTAATAATATACAAGATATAACTAATTCAGACATTTAATATATTATACTATTTTTTATTTTTATCATAAAAATCCTTTTCTAATACTCTCGTATTTAAATTATTGTCGAATGTTTGAAATACATGATCTTGTGGATTATTAAATAAATGGTCATATCTTTGTTGAGGTAATTCTCTATATTTCCAAACCGGAAAGGTAGTTCTAGTTTCGTCTGTATTAAAATTGCTTGTATTATATGTTTTTGAATTGGTTATAGTTTTCTTAGATTCAATTGTTCCCCTATTCAATGGAATATTTAATCCTTTCATATTAGATTCTAAATTACAAGTATTGCTATGTAAATTAGCACCCCATTTTTGTAGTCTAATATTTACATCATCTATATAATTATTATTAATACCATTACCTGGTGTATTTAGGTGATATATTCCAGAAAATACAGATTCCTCTATTTTTTTTTTCTGTCTTGCGTTATCATTTGAAAAACGTGTAAAAGCCATATTATATTTATAAAATATAATATTACTAAATTAAATATAAAGGTCTTTCTATAGTAGAATGTTCAAAAGGAGAAGGCATAACAAAAGTTGGTTTTTCGAATAAAGGTTTAATATTTATATTCTTATTTTCAGCAACAACAGAAAAAGATTCGCCTTCTAAATTAGTAGATCTTATACCTCTTAACATACTTTCTACATCAATACTATTATTCGACATTTGGTCTCTTTTAAAAACAGGATTTGTACCTAATTCAAAAAATGTAGTGTTGTTGTTAGTACCTTTTCCTAAATAAGTATTATGAACAAATATTTTATTATGTTGTCTTTCTTTAACGTTATAATTAGTTTTATTATTTATATTTCTTGTAGATGACATTATAATAAACTTTTATTTTATTTTGAATATTCTGTATTTTTATATAAAACTCTACTGTCTACTCCTCCTCTAATCCATGCACGATTAACATCTCCTTCTATTTTACTATTTTTTAATTTATTTTTTAATCCGTCATTCATAGGATATTTTCCTAAATTATTAAAACATTTTTCATTTAATTTCGAGACACTTTTTTTTTCTTTAAACGTATCCCCTAATCTTATTTTATTTTCTTTATATACATCTACATTACCATTTCCTAAAAATGGAACTGTTTTATATGGCCTTTCATGTAATGTTAGCTTTACATTTTGGTTAGTAAGTTCTCCTTTTGTAAGAATCGAACTATCATTTACATTACAACCTAAAGGCCCAACTTGAAAAGTGGATTTATTAATAAAAATATTTGGTTGATTATAAGCAACGTTAAACGAACCATTACAACTTTTAGAATAAGGATTATAAGTAAGATAATTTGAAATATTATTATTCATTATGTTATCTTGTGTAAAGACTTCTTCGTCATTTCCAAGTCTTGATAATTTATCAAATCCAAAGTCAATAATTCTACTCATGATTTATATAATAATAATATTTTTTTAATATGAAATAATAGATTTATTAGAAGGTAAAGATCCATAACAAAAAGATAAAAATTCTGATAAGTTATTGTCAATTGGTTGTATGTAAAACTGTCTCATATGATTTTCAAAATCAATATTATCACTTTCGTTATAAAACAACTTATCGATATCACTATTATCTTTATTATTATCTTTAATCATTTTTTTAACATTATCGTGAATATTATTTTCTATTTCACTATTATATTCTATTTCATAAGATGGTGTTTTTCCTGAACTATTGTCTGAATTAATAATATGTTTTATAGGTTGTTTATTAGTATTAGTATTTAAAATATTACTATTAAACGGATTAGAATAAGAAATATTATCATTATGAATTTCGCTAAATCCTTCTTTTTTAAATTTAAATTTATTATAAATACCAATAATAATAGAACTAATAAAAATAAAACTAATAAAACTAATAATTTTTTTTTTAAAAATAATATATAAAATAAATGTTATATAAATAGTCAATCGTGTAATAGCATTTAAATTTCTTTCCATTGAAAATTTTTCATTTGGTATTACTTCAATAAAATTGTTTTTTTGTAGTAAAATTGTTGGGTCATATAACCAAAAAGTCATTATATATTAGTATTCTTTTTATTTTTATAATTAAATATTTTTATTTTTTCTTTTTTTCTTTTTCGATTTTTTTACCTGGGTTGAATCATCCGTTTTAAAAATAAACGTATCTTCCTTATCTGTTGCTTCTATTTTTACTTCTGTTCCCTTTTTAACTTCGTTAGATTTTTGTTTTAATTTTTCCCTCATTCTTTCCTTATTTTTTTCCTTTTTATTATTTTGTTCAATTTTAGATGCCATAGCCTTAAGGTCAGGCTTACCATTCATACCCATATTTTTCATCATTTCCTTCATTCCAGGAATATTATTCATTTCCTTCATAATATTACCTGCTTCAGAAAACAAATCACTTTCATTTATATTATCATTTCCCATTTTTTTTTCTAATTTGCTCCCTATATTTTTAACTAAATTCATAATACCTGAAGGATTTGAAAACATATTTTTCATAAATTCGTCTGGAGTATTGTCTCCAAATTCTTTGTTTGTTTCTTCTGCGATTTCTTTTGCTATACTTCCGATATTTCCATTCATCATACTTTCAATGGTTTCTTTAAAACTATTATTACTTAAATCTTGATTATCTATATTACTCATCATTTTTTTAAAGTGTTCATCTAATCCACCTTCCCCTAACATATTTTTAAAAATATTCTCTACGTTTTCACCACTAATATCATTATTACCTAACATTTCTTTAATTTTGCTTTGTATATCATCAATATTAATATCATTATTTTTTATATCTTTTTTTTCTAAAGTAAAAAATAAAATTAATTGCAAATACTTCCAAATTTTTTTTTTAGTATTTTCACTGATATTTTCTTTCATTAAAGGTGAAATATCTACTCCTTCAAAAATAAAAAATTTATCTTCAAAAAGACTTTCCTTTTCGTATAAAATGTCAAAAAAATTCATATGATAATTTTTTAAACAATGAGAGTAATAATTATCATAATCTTTATCAAATTTATCCTTTAATTCAGGAAATGTAGTAATTAAATCAGAACAGAAATCATCAACAAGCTTTTTAAACTCTTCCATATATTTTAATTATTTTGTTATATTTAAATCTATTATTTTTTATAATATAAATAACTATAATATGTTATTTTTTTAATATAGTCTAAAAAAATATGTAATAATTCTGGTTCTAATGTTTCATATATATTCTTTAAAAAAATAACACTTTTTTCAAATGAATCTATGTATTCTTTAGAAACATTTTTTTTTTCTTCACTATAATCCTTGTTTAAAAAAAATGATATATCTCCTTTCATAATTTGCTCGTAATAAATAGTTGTGACATGAATATACCACGATTTAATAAGATATTTAATATTTGTTTTTTTTATTAATAAATTTTTATTATAAAATTTGATATATTCTTTATTTTTATTAGAATTATCTTTTATAAATGAAAGTAATTCAAAATAAGTATTATTAAATAATTTAAAGTTATCTGTTTTAGACATTAGTGTAAATACTGATTATAACTTTAAATTATAATTCGCTTCTTCTTTTTTCTTCTAATTGTTCAATATTCATATTTAATTTTTGTTTTTTATCCGATTCCATAGGTGTAATTATTGTTTCATCTTTATTATCTATACTATAGTAATTATACATTTGTCTAAGACCGGCATTACCGCTTGCAGACAATTCATCCGACGTAGAATCGATAAAACTAAATTTGTCACTTGAAACACCCGTTAAAGAGTTATCTTTTCCTAATGAAAATGAGTTTGGTTCATTAAACAATAATTTTTCTTCTTGTTCTATTGTTTTAGACTGTGGTTTAATATAATCTAATATTTGGTTACCACTTAATATTTCGTGGTTTGGTTTTAAAAGTAACACTGGAACTCTATTAATCATTGGTGGTAATTTAATTTTATTATTATTATTATCTAATATGTATATAATATTTTTATCAGTAACCCTTTTATCTATACATATAAATTCAAATTTATCATGAAAACCTGATTTGTTTAATTCTTCTAAAATATTTTTACTATGTTCGCAATATTTACTATAAAATAATTGAGACCTTTCCATTTAGTTAAATAAATATAATTAATATTTTATATTAACATATTAATTTATAGTAAAATTGATATATATATATTTATTATTAATATATAATAATGAAGATTGAAAATATTGAAAATAACAGAAAACTTGAATTTGATATTTTGGATGAGGATGTTTCTATAGTAAATTCTTTGAGGAGAACTTTAATGACTGATATAGAATCATTGGTATTTAGAGGATTTCCTCACGATTCTAATAATATTAATATAGAAATAAATAATAGTAGATTTCATAATGAATATATTAAACAAAGAATTTCGTGTATTCCTGTATTATATAATGTAATTGAAAAGTTTGATATTTTTGTAAATAATTATTATTTTGAAGTAAATGTAAAAAATGAGACAGATGAAAAAATATTAGTAACTACTAATGATTTTAAATTATATGATATCAAATCTAAAGAACCGAAAAAAAAAAATTATTTTCCTAAATATGAAAAAAATGGTATTCCTATATGTTATTTATACCCAAGAGTAAATGACAATGAAAAATGTGAAGAAATTAAAATTAAAATGAATCTATATGTAGGGACACAAAAAGAGGACGCTTGTTGGAATATGGTATCTAAATGTTTATATTATAATATTGAAGATAATACAAAAATAGAAGAAATAAAAAAAAGTTTTAAACCAGACAGCATTGAATTAAAGGATTTTCAAATATTAGATTCTCAAAGATATTATAAAAAAAATCAATATCACATGGTTATAGAAAGTGTAGGTGTATTCGAAAATATCGATTTAATTAAACTTGCTTGTAAAAAAATAATTTATAAACTAGAAAACCTAATAAAAGAAATGAATAATAATAATGAAAGTTTTAAAAGCCCTCAGACTCTATTAATTGATGATGAAAAAATATATCATTTATATAAAGAAAAAACATCAGAAGATGTTAAATATATATTAAGATTAGAGAATGAGGATTATACGCTAGGTAAATTAATTGAAAAACATTTATCTTTGGAAATATACAAATATGTTGCTTTTTTAAAAGAACATCCACACGATTCTTATAGTTTTATTAAATTTATTTTCAAAAATAAAGATGTATCCGACATTAATGTAATAAATGAGTTAGTTAAAACATTACAATTAGTAATAGATAAATATAAAAAAATCATTGATATTTTTAAGGAATAAATACTATATTTTAAACAATAATATATATTTATATAATAATGAAATACGGATACATAATTAAAATGAATAATTCAGATAATTTTTATTTTATACATTATATAGATAATGAAAAAATGTATTTAATAAACAGTGGTAAAAATACAAATGAAAAGGAAATATTTATATTTGAAGATTTAATAAAAAATGAAAATGAAATAAATATTATTTATAAACCATATACATCTTCTTATATAATATTAAATAATTATAGAATAAATGAAAATATATTTATAAAAAGTAGTATAGATAAAGATTCAGAAGATATAATTTATAAAATTATAAATTTAGATAAAATCAAAGATAGTATGAAAGTTATAAATGTAGCTACAAAAAAAGAAGAAGAGATTATATTTAATTTTAGAGGATTACCCAAAAATATAGAAAATATACAAAAAATTGCTGGATATAAAACGAACAATGGAATTAAAAATAATTATAATAAAGAAATAATTTCTATAGATAAACAAGAAGAAGAAGAATATTATTATTATTATTCTATAGAACAACAAGTTAATGTAATAATAGAAGATCTTCTTACCGAAGGAAGTGAAAGTGAAAAAAATATTATTTTAAAAACGATTAATAGATATAAAGAATTATACTCTAAATATTATAATGAAAACAATGAATATATTTCAATAAATAACACATATAACGTAGATACAAGTGATTATAAATTATATATACCTATAACAAATAATGTTAAAATTATAGGACATATATTAAATGAAACTAATCCAATAACTACATCTTTTACAAATCCTTATTTTACAATAGAAGATAATATGAAAAATTTTTATGATTCAATAGATAATGAAATAAATAATTATGATTTATTAAATCAAATTATAATAAATAATACAGATGAATATAAAATTAAAATAAATGAAGGTAATGATTTATATATATATCCAGGGACACTATATGAATTAAAAATACAAGAAAATATGATGATAAACATAGATGGTATTTACACTAAACCAAAAGATATATTAATATATGATATATTAAATTCTAAAAATTCATCAATATTAGATAAATGTTCGAGTGAGCCAATATATTTATCAAATAAACATTTAGAAAGTTATAATATTTTAGATATAAAAGAATTAAATAAATGTGAATTTTTTACGGATAGTCCAATATTTTATAAATTAGATAAAAATGAAACTATAGATGAAAATATAAAAAAAATAATACCAAATACTTATTCGTTTATTAAATGCTTACCTGAAAAGTGTTATTCAATTAAAAGTATTATAAGTAAATTATCATTATTAAATATAAGTGAAATAAACAAAAAAGATTATAAAAATATAATAAATATAATAAAAAGAAATATAGAATTATATAAAGAAAAATATAATAAAAAGAAAATTGTTGAAAATAGAAAAATAGTAAAAAACAATAAAAATATTATGAACATGGATACAATTATAAATACATATTTTTTTAATGATTATTATTCGAATAGTGAATATTTTAATAATGTAAATAAAGAATTACTAAATTTTATTATAAAAAAAAAAA